TTTATATTCAAAATCATAGGTATCACCTTTACCCTTGCAATAATTCACAAGTTGGCATCGAAGTAAGTCATAAAGTTCACGATTCCCAGGAAACAATCTCTTGTAAACTGAGTGCTCATAATCCAATGCGTACTCCGACACATGTTGGTCAAACCTGCTAGCATCCAGCCCTACCGCTACTGGACAAGAAAAGGAATTCCATTTCTTTACTATTTGCTGAGCCATCGCTGGCAAGGTACAATGCTTAAACACTGTCTCTTCTCCCCATAAAGCGTCTATACCCTTATAAATGGCCAATTCATTACGTTTATTGATGTACTGACCAAGGAGTATGTTATATTTCGGTGATCTTGGTGATATAATTCTAGGGTCCTTGTCCGCAGTTTGCACTAGTTCCCATTTCACAAAAATGTTAACATGCACATCCTTTGGCGCAAGTTTCCTATTATCAATCAACTCCTGGAGTGCTTCAGCATAGACCTGGTATTTACCCTTAGGTCTGCTTTCCACAAACTCCTCTGGAGTGATCTTCTTCACCTTAACCACACGAGCTAACCGCTTCCCCACGCTCCATACGTCGCCGTACCACACTGGAACAAGCTTCTTACTGTGAAAGAACTCAGATTTCTCCAAGTTTTCCATAGGTCGAATTTCAAGAAAATCGATTAATCGTTTTCTGAGCCAATGGTACTTACCTAAAAGCTCGTCGTACGAAAACCCGGGATTCTTGATCATCAGGACTCTATTTACTATCCCGATGAACATGTTGTGCGATGATGAGTTAAAACAGCTCCACTGCCCGACTACGCTAGCCGGGCCCACAAACTTATTCAATGATCTAAGAGGTCTATTTCTAAAGTGCAACGTCAGACCCTCAATTTCAACAACTCCTTTGTCGAAAACTGGCCAGTGCATCCTAGGGGTAGCAAGGCACTGAGATGCCCAACGTTGCCCAATGAGTCACTCTCGATCACTGCTTGCTGCTCTGCGGTTCATAACTTCCCTTCGTACCCTTGGTAGGTAATTGCTCATGGCTACGTCGGAAAGTTGATGCCCCATGCTGACTTGGCTATTGCCTGAGACCGTATTCCTGTAAGTGGTCAGAAACACGTTCTCATTCCAGCTACCATCAGAGCGCATGGTAATGGCGATTTTATCTGCAATCGTTTTAATTCGATGATTTTCTAAGTAAAGAGACATATGTGTCTTGGGATCGGGCACCCAAATGGGCAACCAACAACCAGGTGGCTTCATGAGAATGTG